TGAGGAGTGATTTGTGCTATACGTTGACCAGTATATCCAACATAAGGCTGTGTAAAAACGTCCTCTGCTGTTCTTAATGTACGTTCTTGAATTTCTTTAAAATATTCTGGAATTTGCGAAGTTACTGTTGCTGAACTTGGTGCTTGAACTACAGTTGTTTTTGGTTTAAAAAGACTACCCATTGATTATATATGTTCCTCCAATATTTTTATATCCTAATTTTAAAAAAGCATTATGTTTTCTAAAAACATCTTTACCTTGCATAACCTCTAAAATAGTAGTGAGATTATTTTTAGCAGCGTACTCTTTTAAAACCAACATTATTGCTCGAAAAGCTGTGTAACTTCTATGCTTAGGATGAACATGTAGCCATAGTGTTCTTAAAAATTTTTTATCACTATACCACGTGTCATCTATTGTTGCAGCTAAAGTTCCAACAATAATATTTTCTTTTTCTAATACTATAACAAAGTTATGTTTAATGTAAAATATAATATTTTCCAATATTTTAGAGTTATTTATATTACCAAAATTAAATGGTGCTTCTTGTAGCCAAGTTTTAAGACAATCTCTTATTTTAACAGCATCTGATATTTTAGCCTGTCTTATAGTATATTTATCTTTTTCCATCTTGTTTTGCGTTTATTCTCATAGTACCTAATCTCCAATTTTGATTAGTGCTATCGTTTTCTATTTTAAGAGATACTTGTCTTCCTCTTATTCTTGTATTAATAAATCTAGTAGAAGGTTCTATCGTTTTAACTTCTCCCGAAGTTTGACTATCACTAGGATAATCTCTTGATTTTAAAGTTACTTTAACATTTCCTACTTGATCTTTAAAATCTGGTATAATTTTATTTATAAAAGTAAAATTTTCTCCATCTGATATATCCGCATCTCCTGATTCTATAAAAGATGTAAGTGCTAATCCATCTGCTTCTGTTCCTATTTCTTGATTGTAGATTAAAGATACACCATTTGATAAACCATTTATTGTTGATAAAGTATATGTGTTAGTATTAGTAAAGTATTTAGATGCTATTGGATTTTGATAAACTTGATTATCTAAATAAGAAGTTCTATCTAAAGAACCATAATGCCATGTATTTTCTTGATAATTATAAGCAACCATTCTATCTATGTAATTTGAATTTGAAGAACAATAAAACCAAATGACTTCTGAAAATTCTGAATTTTGTGCAGCATATACTTGTTGATATTGTGTTTTATTTATATCATTAAATACATAATTTAAAACAGTGCAAGGTATTTCTTGAACAGCTCCTGTATATCTAAAAAACTGTCCATCGGACATCCAGTAACTTATATCATCAATCACTATTGAGCTATATAAACCTACTGCTCCACAATCATTACCTAGTTGTCTAAAACCAAAAATAAAAGGAGGACCAATAAAAGACATAATATGTAATGTAGAATCAGTCCATATTAAAATACCACCTTTAGAATTTTTAGCTGATCTTATTTCTGATCCTCCTACTATTCTTTGAGAACCAGCTGAATTAGTTACATTAGCAACAAATGAATCATAATTTTCTTGATCTGAAAATCTAACAAATAATTTATCTTGACTTGATGAATTACCTATTTCTGTTTCAGTTCCTAAACATACAAAATGTCTACTATCAGTTGCAACAACAGAAGTAACTGTAGAAGTAGGTGCGTTTGCCACAAGTGTTAATTTATTAGAATTACTTATACCAGCAGAGGTATCGTAGTAATATGTTTTACCATTTTTTCTTGTAACTAAAACATCTTCTCCCCAATTATTAACTGTATAAGATGCTAAATCCAAAGTTACATCAGATGTAGTTCTAGGCGTATTCCATGTAGATGTACTCCATGTACCTGCACCCCAACCATAACCAAATGTTTGAATATCTGGTCCTGTTGCAATTTGATAAACTGCATCAACATTACCTGTTGTAGTTACATTAGACGTTGCTGCGTTAGGACTTTCAATCGTATAAGCATCAGAGTTTGTAATAGTTTTAATTTCAAATTCATTATTTATAACAGTATTAGAAATACCTCCAACATTAGCTACACTTAAATTAGAAAAAGTTACAAAATCTCCTGAAAAAGCTCCATGACCAACATCATTAACTACAATAGTAGTATTTCCTGTTGTGGTATTAAAAACATTTGTTAAATTAGCAGTGCTTCGAGTAGGAGTAATATCAGCTACATCATTAGAAGAATATACATATATTTTTTTATTTGATGGTATTATTGCATATCTACTTCCATCTAAATCATAATAAGAAAAAAGACCTCTTACTGCACCTACAAAATATTCATCTGAAAATTTATTCCATCCACCTATTTTTTGTGGAAGACCTTTTCGAAATCTAATATTATCTCCGTCTATCCATCTTCCTTCGTTTCCTGTAGGTGTATTTTCAGTATTTATACCGGGAATAAAATTTATTTGAGTTAATGGCATTTACTAACATTTAAGTTTTTTGTAACATATCATTTTAATTACTTGGGTAATTAATTACAATACTATTATTTACAGAAACATTTCCATTTTCATCAAATGTAATCGTTCTTGGTTCATTGGAACTGTATGTATTTGGTAAATCTCTCAAACTGTTTCTATATGATTTTATATTTTCTTTAAAAGAAGAAGAAACTGGAAAATCTTCTACCATTATTGTATCAGTTGTATATAACCAAGTGTTTCTTTGACTTTTTACTCTTTCCCAAGTATTAAAATAATCATCTTTTTCTTTTTGTAAATCTTCTTCAACTTTTTCAAATCTTTCACTTATTAAATTTATTTCCTCTTGATTTGCTTCTCTAGTTCCACCGTTTGCTAGTTCAACCTCATTTAAATTATTTTCATCATCTATTTGAATAGCATGTACATCATTAAAATTAGACCAAAAAGAATTGTCTTCTATACCAACAAAAGATTTATTGTTTTTTATAATTGTTTTATCATCTTTTATTAAAGTAATTTTCATTTTTTTCTCCTAAGTTTTTATACAAAAATTTGTTGATACATACGGTTGTAATACAGACATAGATGAACCAGAAAAAGAACCTGAACCTGTATGATTATGTGATCCACCACCACCTGTGTTTGCTGTTAAAAATCTTTTACCATTATTATCAGCTCCTGTATTTCTTAAATGTGCTGATATACTACCTGTACTACCAAATTCACTGTGACCTCCTTCACGGTGATTATGTGATGGAATTGTAGAAGTTGTTAAAGTTTTATTAGCAACTGATACAGAGATACTTCCAGAAGGAGTTTGAGTAGAACTTCCTCCAGTATTACCTATTGCAACTGAACTTGATTTACCATAAGCAACTTTGTCTTGTAAATCTGGTAAATTAAATGTAGAAGAACCATCGCCTGTTCCATAAGTAGTTCCAATTACTGAAAATAAAGATGCATATGTTGTTCTTGAAACAGCTGATCCATCACAATCTAGAAAACCTGTAGGAGCTGTATTACTTCCATAAGAAATAATAGTTCCTGTTTTTACACCTGACGCTGAATATCTTGTAGATTCATATGTTGCCATTTATTATTTCTCCTTATACGTCCATCCTACTGTTGCATTAACATAAACTAATGTAAAACCAGCACCTTCAACTGCAACTGTTAAATTAGAAGTACCATTTAATAAATTTGATCCATTACGATCAACTGTTAAATTATTTGTATCAAAAGTGTATTTACTATCTATTATACTTACTTCATCACCAACAGATGGAGAAGCTGGTAAAGTTACAGTAACTGTATTACTTGATGTATCAACTAATAATTGAGATCCTGCTTGAACTGTTTCTGAAGAAGTTATTGCTCTCCAATTTTTAAACTCTAAATCTTTTACAATATTAGTGCCGTCACTATGACATATATATTTGTTACCTTGTGCTAATAAAAAACCACTGTTACCTGTTACTTTGAAAGTTAAAGTGTTATTAGCATGAGTTGTACTATCTATTATTGTAAAAAATTTTTCTCTACTTGCAGGAAAGTTTACATTAACATTAGATGTTAATGTCCCTGTAAAACTTAATACCATATTTCTTGCATTTGATTCTTGTTGTTGATTCATTGATAATGTTACATCAGTATTTGACAATGCAATAGATTCAACACCTGATATTGCTTGTTCTATTAATTCTAAATTTGTATTGGTTTTAGTACCCCAAGTTCCAGAATTTTCACCTGAAGCTTGTAATTCTAATTCTAAATCTGTAGAAAATGTTGATGGCATTTAAACTCCTTAAAAAATTAATATATTCATATTTATAGAATTGTCTATATGTTTGTCCATGTTTCTACGCTTGTATTTGATAATATATTAGTCCATGTTTCTACATTATTATTACTTGTAATGTTTGTCCAATTTTCAGAATTAGGATCAACAATAGGATCCCAAAATCTTAAAGTATTTATGCTTGTATTTATTTCATTTCCTGATATATTTAAAAAATTATTTGTAGAAAGAATAATATCATTTAAAGGTATAGTAATCTCTGAACCAGAAACTGTTATATTAGCTCCTGCAGATATATTTGTATTATTTATTAGAGATGATAATTCTTGACCTAAAATACTTAAAATTTGATCATGTCTAATGCTTACATTTCCAGTAAATGTATTTATTTCATCACCAGTAATTGGTATAAAACTTGCAATACCTACTGATGCATTAGATACTTCTACGTTTGCTTCAAGTGTAGGAGTATTAATAGTAATTGCTCCACCTGCAGAAACTGCAAAAGAGTTTACAGTAGATTGTAAAAATTCTCCTGTAATAGGAGTTAAAGCTGTTGCGGTTATAGATATGTTGTTTAAATTTATATTAATTAAATTAGGTGTAATATTAACTACAGACTGTGCTGCAACTGTAATATTATTAGAAACGATAGATAATTGTTGACCTGTTATATTAGTTAAAGATTGTCCTGATATAATTACATTAGAAATTGCACTTTGATTTTGTTGACCAGTTATACTTGCATTTGCTCCTGCAAAAATACTAATATTACTTTGTGATAAATTTAATTGTTGACCTGTAATTACAGAATTTGCTCCTGCTTTTGCAGTTACATCATTTAAATTTATATTTGCTAAATTGGTAGAAATAGTAACATCAGCACTAAAAAAAATTTCAGAAAAAGCTGATTCAGAAAAAGCTTGATGACCTAAAAGCATGATTACGCTCCTGGATCGATAATGTTATTGCCTTCTATTGCGGCCCATTCTTGAATTTCTTGATAGTGTCTATTTTCTGTATTATGTGGTACATTAGAGATTTTACCATTTTCAAATGTAACTCTGTAATTTTCAAAGTTTCCATCTACATATACTTTTTCTACTGTACTAATCATATTTATAGCTCCGCATCTGCTTCATATTGAAATGCCAATCCATCTCCACCATCATTAGTAACACTTGTTAAATAACCAATTCCACTTTCAGATACTCTTCCAGTATTACAGGGATCATCTGCACTATGATTACCAGCAGATGTTCCTGTATCTGAACAAGCACCACTTGTTCCTATTAAAGAATATGTTGTAACTGTTGGTACAGTTCTCATTCTTTTAGGAAACCTATGATTAACAGGTACATTTGAATAATTCGATAATCTATCTCCAAAAACTGCGTTCCTATCCTCAGCAGCAAAACCACCCCATTGAGCAGCTTCTTGTGATACAGTATAGTATCTAATACATCTTTCTAAATTTACATCAAAAGGCAAAAACTCAAAGTCGCTTGCAACTTGGCCTGCCTCTAACTGAACTCCAGTTATGTACCATTCATTACTTGTGCTGTCAGCTAAATTTACTTGGCCTACTGCGTAATCTGCTGCACTATAAGCACCCCAAGAAGTTTGTAAAGTGCCTGATGTAAAATTACTTCCAGCTAATAAATTAAAATATAAAACAGCACTTTCTCCATTATCATTACCAAATGCACCAGTTGTGTCTCCAGCATAAATAATCGTTTTCTTTTCCCAAGTTGATGCTGATGAAATTGTGTAAGATTTTGATATGTTTCTTGTATTGTCGTTGTCATATAAAT